ACCTATAAATTTTTGGCGTAAAATGCAAAGTCAAATTTGGGCATTAAGGGCACTAAAAAATTATGATTGGGTTGTATTATTAGATACAGACGTTGAAGTATTAAATTTTGATATTTTAGAATTCGACAATATTTTAAAAGGAATATTAAATAATAATTTTATTTGGGCTACTGGTGAATCACAAAAAGGTTATCTTGATGCCGGACATGTTGTAGTCAATATGAAACACCCAAAACTAGCTCAATTAATGTATGATTATGAGGATATATGGGAATCCAAAAAAATATTTCAACTTTATAGAGCATACGACGGTGATGCCCTTGAAAGTATGTTTACTAAATATCCGTCTTATAAAATTAAAAATACAGACCATGGTGGGGGTCTACATACTTATAAATTAGGTACTGTACATTATGGCAGTAAAATTCCCAAAGAATTAAGAAGTATTTGGAAAGGCACTAGTCAGGATTTAGTATTAGAAATGATAAGAGACAAAGAAGGATTATTAAAAAGCTTAAAAGAATGAAAGTAGGTATTTTTTATTCGTCGATAACCAATATTCATAAAGCTTTGCATAAGGCAAATTTAATGGACTGTTTTCGTCAAGGAGTGCATACTGGCGGAGACGAAACTATAGATTTTAGATATAAAAATCAAATTATACCACAATTAGATGTGGGATTTGTCTTAGGGTATACTTTAGAAAATAATTATAGAAAAAGAATTATTGATTTGCTTAAATTACAAAAATCAAAAATTGTTTTTGTAGACAGTAATATTTTTTCATATGCTAGGTCTACGCATTTTTATCATAGATATAGCGTGAATAGTGTTTATCCAACTGATGGCGAATATTATTTAGGCCAGGAACGTAGTGCAAATAAAACTGATGAAATAATGTCTTATCATAAATTACAAATGGCTCCTTGGAGAGATAATGGTAGTCATATATTAGTGTTGGGACAACGAACTTTTTCTTGGAATATGTTAAACAGAAATGGTATTGATTGGATTATTGAAATAATAAAAAAAATAAAAAAGGTTTCTGATAGAGGTATTATTGTTAGGTTACATCCAGGTGATAAAACATATAATGAAGAAAACAGAAAACGAATTTATGACGTTTACGGTAAAAAGGAAGTACATGTTTCTAATAACGAAAATATACGTGCTGATTTAATTAATGCTTGGTGTTCAGTGGGTTATAATTCCACACCTAATTGCGCCAGTGTACTACAAGGAATTCCTGTATATTTAGATGATCCATTGAATAGTTGGGCCCATGATGTAGGATTTGACGATATTAGTTTAATAGAAAATCCACCTACACCTAACAGGGAAAAATGGTTAGATAAGATTGCTCATATACATTGGAGCAATGACGAAATTAGCTCAGGTAAGTACTGGAAAAGATTTAAGGATTTTTATCAATGTACGACATAATTTTTATTTCAAATAATGAACCGAATTCAGATGAACATTGGAGGATATTAAGCTCTAGATTTGTATTAGCCAAAAGAATTAACGACGTCAAAGGTATCCATAATGCTCATATTGCAGCAGCAAAAAGTTCATTTACCAAAATGTTTTGGGTAGTTGACGGTGATGCCCAAGTATTAGAAGAATTTAAATTTGATTATGTTGTGCCCGAATATGATTTGGATTGTGTGCATATTTTTCATAGTCGTAATCCAATTAATGATTTAGTATATGGGTATGGTGCTATTAAATTGCTGCCTAGAAGGTTAACTTTAGAAGTCGACACAACAAGTTTGGATATGACTTTGAGTATTAATAATAAGATCAAGGTAATAGAACAAGTATCTAACATCACAAATTTTAATGTAGATAAATTTAGTACATGGCGTAGCGCTTTTAGGGAAGCAGTTAAACTAACTATTAACGTAGTTAATAAAAAAGACAATGATGAAAGTCTTAAAAGACTAAGCACATGGTGTACAATGGGCGATGACCGGCCTTATGGTAGTTATGCTATAAAAGGAGCATTAGCCGGCAAAGCTTATGCTTTGGTAAATTTTGAAAATGTCGATAAATTAAAGTTAATTAATGATTTCGAATGGTTAAAACAAAGGTTCAATAATGATTGATTTTACAGCTTTTAGTCACGGACAGGTTGAAAGTAAAATTTGGTTATGTGAAAGATTAGAACCCATAATGCCTAGTAATAGTCGTATAGCTATACTAGGCGGGTGGTATGGAGTTTTAGCCTTTTTATTGCTAAGTAGACGTGCCGTAGATATTAAACATATTAGATCTTTCGACATAGATCCAAAAGTTGAATCAATAGCAGATAAAATCAATAATGCCTGGGTATGTAATGAATGGCAATTCAAAGCTCATACCCAGGATGCTAATCAAGTGGATTTTTCAGAATTTGATGTAATCATTAATACATCAGCTGAACACATTATTGATCGACAATGGTTTGATAAAATTACCAATCAACTAGTGGTAATTCAAAGCACTGATCAAATTCATGACGACGACGATGATCATGATTATTGCTTTAGTTTAGATCAATTAGCAGAACGCTACCCTTTGACTAATCTTTACAAATCAGAAAAGAAGTTTACATATCCTGATAAGGAATTTTCAAGATTTATGTTAATTGGCTATAAGACTGGAAGTTAACGGAAAAATTTTGGTAATAGCTTCTGCACAAGCCAAGGCCACTTCTTGATGCTCTTTTTGAGTACCATTAGCACTGCGTAATTCAATAAAATGTATCCAACTACGAAGTGTGCCGTTCATATAAAGACGACTTTCAATTAGTCCTTCTGGCAATACTGCACGAGCTTGTTCTTTAGCAATGCCATTGGCAATAGCCCATTCGTATTCACGTTTTGCTGCATAGATAACTCGTTGTTGAGCGCGATACCAATCATTTTGCAGTAAGTGATCTTCAACTTCTACACTATTTTGCCTATTTTTATCATCTTGTAGTCTAGCCTCTCTAGTGACAAAATTAAGGTCTTTAGTGGGGTCAGCGTAGCGTTGGCTAAACTCTTGAAAACTGAAGCTACGATGACGAAGTATTTGTCGAGCAATATCTCTAGTGGTAGTAATCTCCATACAGGCCGAAACCATTTCTAATGGACTCCAGTGTTGATGTTTAATCAAATATTTGATTAACTTTTCACTGGTTTCTGTATTAAGTTGATTGCTGGGGTTACTAACTCTGGCACAAAAAGCCACTAAGTCTTGTGCGTCTTCAATGCCCTGATCCAAAAATTCTTTGGTAGGTTGACTATAAGATACTAATTTTACGTTCATTAAAGTTTATTTTTTTTAAGGAATTTATTGGTTTCTCGACTGATGTCTTTTTTAATTTGATCTGTGTCTAGTTTGAAATCTACGCTTTCTATATGTTCTTTATAATTCAATATCATTTCTTGAATGTTAGATTGAATTACTTGCCAATTATCATCCCTTAGGTTTTTACCTATGTCTATGTTCCATACCTTTTTATCTTTAAATCTAACCTGGACAGAACACAAATATTTTAATGGGACTACATTGAGATTAACATCTTCGAAAACTTCGGGCCAACTTTCAATGACATCTTTTGAAAGTCTTTTTTCGGTCATTTTCTTTTTTTAGTTGGCACCAGTGCTTCAGCTTGACGACGTAATTCAGCAGCCTGTTTGGCCAATTTATCAGCTTGGCCTCTTAACTTACTAGCACGTTGATCTACTGGTAAATCATCGAAATTTTCTTCCACTGCGGGCATGGGAGTTTCAGTAACAGTTGCTACTTCAACAATTTCAACATCATCTCTTTTTTGATTCTTGAGGTCTTCCTTAATGGATAAATCATCCACAGCCACGCCCATTTGCTCTGCAATGACAACATTGAGTTGATCTAATTTAATTTTAGTTTGAAAATTAGGGATCATCTCAATTTGATCAGTGGCAACTCTAAGTAATTTACCTTGAGTATGCAATGCAGCCAACATAATGCTGCCATCAGGAAAAGTACTTCTTGCCAATACCTCGGCAAATTCGTTTGCTGTTTGAGCAGCATTGGATTCTACTAATTGAATTAGTGCATCATGATATCTATCTTCCAGTGCTTCTGTAGGAATTACTAGACAGTTATATGCATCACCAGGTAAAGTTCTGTATGCTACTAGACATTTTCTACCGTTGGATACAAATCGTCCAACGTGTTTTAGACTAACCATTTTATTCTTCCTTAGTTGCTGTTGCTTGACCTAAAAACTTACTTAATTTATTATAAACTTTGCCCACAGCTTCCATTTCTCCGGCTTTATAGCTACCACGGCTATTGGTTACTTCAATGATTTGTTTTAATGCATTAAGATCATTAATGTTAAGATCTTCAGCAGTGTCCATGTCTGGTTCTTGAACTGGCTCTTGTTGTTTCATTGGTGGTTTATTCATAATGTCTCCTTAAAAGTGTACTATTATATATCTTTTCTAAAAAATTAAAGATTATAAATCTGAATAGGAAAGCAAAAAGAAACTAAGTTCTTTTTCTTCCTCGAATCCAATTTTTGTTATATAGGCAATACTGTTGGTATTGTCTAAATCTAATGCTTGTCCTATGTAATATCTTCCGTTTAAATTATGGTAAATCCAATCATCTATTTGAACGTTTTTAATAGGATTGTATTTGTTTAAACTAGTATAGTGAAAATGGCGAGCAGGAAAGTCTACTCGCCGTAAACCTAATAAATTTAATGCATTAGGTTTGCCATTCTTTAAGGCCATTACTTAGCTTCTTCGTAATAGGCGTATTGCCCAAATGGAGGAACAATGTTTTGATTGCCATGGATAATAAACAGTGTATCGCAATAGTGTTCGTCGCCCCATGAACCATACGGATATCCATCAGTAAACATAATAAACTTCTTTGGCGTAATATTATGTTCTTTCATGTAGGTCCAGTTAGCATCAAACTCAGTGCCACCGCCGCCTTTGAGTTCGTAACTTTCAATATCATTCTCATAGCTATCAAAGTCCTGCTCATTGTAAACACTAGTGTCGAAACACCAAATTTTCACTTTGAAGTCTTTGTATTCGTCCATGATGCCTTTGATTTCGCTCAGCATGTCTTTGCCCATTGCATCAGTAATACTACCGCTCATGTCCAAGCCAACACAAATGTCAATGGTTTCTTCATTTTTCATGCTGGGCAATACAGCACCTAACCCCCAACCTTTACGATTAGGACGAGTAAAACTGAAATCAGACTTGATCAAACTTTGAATTTGCTGACGTAGGTATTGACGCCAATTAATTTTAGGCTCAGTAAGATCCTTAATAAGACGAGCCACGCCTGCTGGGGTATTGCCTGCACCTGCGGCATTGGCTGCTTGGATAGTAGCTTCACGGATTTCGTCACGAATAGCCTTGAGCTCTTCTTTAGTATATTGCGGGCGACCATTTTCGCCTTCTTTATCCCAGTCAATGTGCTCGTCGAGTAGTTTGCCCAACTGCTCTAGTTCTTGGTCATCATACTTTTCCATGAGCTCGTCGTATACTTGCTCTGCACTCTTGCCATAATGCAGGGGATCATGGAAGATAGGAATCTTTGGAGGTTGCTCGCCAATATGATCGCGAATCAATTGACCGTTTACGCAATAGTCAGCAGCAATGTTGAATACTTTACGATTACGACCTTCGTTACGGCCCAAATGGTCAAAGACGTTATGAAGGATTTCGTGTCCAATAACAAATTCAACTTGTTTATTGGTCAAGTCTTCAAAAAAGTTTCGATTGTAGTAAAGTGCCCGACCATCCGTAGCAGCAGTGGCGCACCATTCAGTAGCATCAATAACTTTAAGACGAGTAGCCATGTTACCAAAAAATGGATGACGAAGTAGGAGACCTACTCGGGCTACGATAATTTTGTCAACGACGGGATCTAATGAATGTTGCATAATGCTCTCCTATATAATGTATATAGTATAACACCGCCCGAAGGCGGTGTCAAGTGGTAAATTTTACTTCTTTTCGGTAGCTGCCGAAATGTACTTACCAAACTTAGTATGGAACTCATCAAAGCAATCAATCTCGTCTGGATCCAACGGCAATTGATATTGGGTAAGAGCAAGTTTAGTGCTCATAATAACCAATTCAGTTTCAAAATTATCCATAATAAAACGGAAGAAGTTATTGACTTGTTTATCCCAAGTCTTCACTCGCTTATCGCTAGCATCTTTGAGTTCGTAGCAAAGACTAACGGCCAGTGAGTACATGGCGCTAATCTCACGCGATTCCATTTTCTTAACCTTGCCAATCAAAATGTCAGTGGGATTAGGCATCTTGCTAGAAACTTTACGATGTGCCATAAACTTAATTGCAAGACCTTCACCGACAGCACCTGAAATAAGGTTAGTCAGTGTGTTTTCGTCAGTGTCGTCGTCTTCTAGCAGCTCTGACACAAAGGTCCAGCTACGTGGAGTAGCGAATGCTTTTGAAGCAGACTTAGGATCAAAATCATGAAGATCTTTCTTTGAGAAAGTCAAAAAGCCAACTACGTCT